TTAGAGGCGAGTATTAAGCTCTGCTGATAATGCTTCAAAACCTGGTTTTCCAAGAAGCGCAAACATGTTACGTTTGTAAGCTTCAACACCTGGTTGATCAAATGGGTTAACAGCATTCATGTAGCCTGAAACAGCGATGGCAAGCTCAAAGAAGTAAATAGTGTAACCAAGGGTAAACTCGTCTTGAGCTGGAAGAGTGACAAACATGTTTGGCACGCCACCATCTGTGTGGGCAAGAAGCACACCATCTGTGGCTTTCTTGTTAACAAAATCAACGTCTTTACCTTGAAGGTAACCAAGACCATCTAGGTCTTCTGCTAATTCAGGAATGATAACATTTTTACGAGGGTTATCAACACGAATAACTGTTTCAAAGAGGTTACGGTAACCTTCTTGGATAAATTGACCAAGTGAGTGAAGGTCTGTTGAGAAGTTAGCTGAAGTTGGGTAAATCCCTTTTTGATCTTTTCCTTCTGATTCACCAGCTAATTGTTTCCACCATTCGCCAAAGTACTGAAGAGATGGCTCGTAGTTAGCCAAGATTTCAGTGATGTAGCCTTTACGGTAAAGCACATTACGAACAGCAGCGTATTGGTAAGCAATGTTTTCAGAGATTTTGTCTGAAGAAAGGTCTTTACGAGCAGCATTTGCCCCTTCCATAAGAGCAGTAATATCTGCACCTGATGCAGCAATTGGAAGCAAACCAACAGCAGTCAAGACTGAGAAACGACCACCAACATTATCTGGCACCACAAATGTTTCCCAGTTGTTAGCGTCAGCTTCTACCTTAACAGCACCCTTAACTTTGTCTGTGGTAGCGTAGATACGTTTGTTAGCTTCTTCTTGGCCATATTTTTTAACCAAAAGTTCTTTGAACACGCGAAAGGCAATAGCTGGTTCAGTGGTTGTACCTGATTTAGAGATCACGTTTACTGAGAACTCTTTGTCTTGAACGTATTCAACTAAATCGGCAAGGTAAGTAGATGAAATAGAGTTTCCAGCGTAAAGAATTTGTGGGGCTTTGCGCTCTTTGGCAGTTTGCAAGTTAGCAAAATGATGATTTAAAAAATCAATCGCTGCTTTGGCACCAAGGTATGACCCACCGATACCGATCACCACAAGAACTTCGCTGTCTGCCTTAATCTTTTCAGCAGCAGTCAAGATACGTGCAAATTCATCTTTATCATAGTTTTCTGGAAGATCAAGCCAGCCCAAGAAATCTGAACCTGGTCCAGTTCCTTCACGCAATAACTTGTCAGCTTCTGTTACTTGGCCTTGTAAAAAATCAATTTCATGTTGCCCCGCAAATGACTCGAGGACTTTTGAATAATCAAATGTAATATGTGACATGAGTTTCGCTCCCTTAAAATTTTAAGTTTCATTAGTATGATAACCTTTTCTATCTAATATTTCAATGGTTTTTAGTGGTTTTCACCTGTGAAAAAGCTAGGTTTTTTGAAAAGGTTTTCGTTTTTTCAGACATAAAACATGTGTCAATGCAAGCATATTCTCATCATAGTGGTTTTTTAAGAGAAAATAGGATTTCATATTTCCTAAAAATATCATGAAAAAAGGCCCTGAGGCCGCTTTACCGTAATAACTTATTTTAAGGATTTTATCATTTCAACACGGGTAATAACCCCATCATACATATGATCAATGCATAAAGCCACACCTACAAAGGCAATTGAAGCCCCAATCACCTGTAAATACTTTCTCATGCTATCTTCTTAACATTACTTACTCTCATTATCTAAAAATGGCAATCATTTGAATACTTAAAAAGCAAAGGGGGGAGAATAGCACTAGTGCGTTTTTAAGTAGATATCAAAATGACTAATTTCTTCACTATTAAAAATCTTATTATCTTTATACCTTTTAAAGAAACTGTCTCGACTTAAAAGCTTGTCATCCTTATTAAATAAATCAACTTCATAATGTTTACTATCTTTAGTAGCAAGGAAAAGGCTCCCCGATGTATAACGCGATTCCGAATCATAGATATTGTATTTTTCCATTAGAAATTTTCTTATTTTAAAATCAAATTCCTGTAAAGTAAACTGTTTCTTTTTTATGCGAACAGCCTCAGAGGGCAAATAAGTTTCTTTCCCATCTTGATTTAAAATTCCTACGAACTGTAATGATTTATTTCCTTGATTCGAATGTTTTACAATACCACCATAAATATTATCTACATAAGGTGGGGAAAAATTATAAGGGAGACCAAAAACATCGACCTTATCCCCTTTTATAAACTGATCAGTAATGCCTAAAGATACAATAGAATCAACATAAGGAATACATTCCGATCTTTTTTGTTTAGTATTAATATGTATGCTATTTGTAGTAACAAATGCAATTTCTACATTTTCATAATCGCATGGGGTAATATTATAGGCAAACCTTAAACTTCTTTTTAAATCTTTTAAACTTTCATCTGCATAAGCTAATCGACTTCCATAGCTAAAAACACATGATAATATGATAATTGTCAAAATGTTTGTTTTCATTTAAAACTTTTTATGTCCTGTTTTATACCTCTTAACCTAAATAAAAATATCAATCGGTTTCAACAACTGATGACACTATAGAAGGAAGAGATTACTTTAGTAAAGTCAACAAAAAAGAGCACACAACATCCGTTATAACAACTAAAAGAGACAAAGAGTTACCAAATGCGACAAAATCAAAGATAATAAAAAGATAAAAAACCAACCTCACCAATAACAAACATATTTTTACAAAGTTTTTGCCCCTAATTTGCCCCCCAAAAAATACAAAAACTTTGTAAAAACACTTGACTACCATTAAAAATAACGGTATAATATAGACATAAGGTAAGGGGAGGTTACCTTAGATAAGAACTCTGGAAATCAACGAAAGGAAAAAGTTATGAAGTTCTCAGAAATACCTGAGCTGATAAGCTCAATCGGAATCGCCTTAACGGGTTTGGGAGCTAGCCTCAAAGGTCTAGCGGAACTCATCAAGGCAACAAAAAAAGAACCTCGCAAAACAGCCCGACCAAGGAAGTTTAAGTAAGGTTCAGTAGGGAACGGGGGCAAAGCCCCCTTGACCTACTTTGAGTATATCATAACACATCAAAAAAATGAAGTATTTAATAATTTTTGTCTTCGTCTTTCTGGTCTATCTCTGGATTTCAAGAGACAAATAAGGAGTATCCATGATTCAAGTTCTATCAAAAGAAGAGATGATGACCTTCTTCACGACCTACTCACGCTATCAAATCGCTCAAGCTACTGGTTTATCAGAGTCCACATTGGCAAACTATGTCAAAGGTCGCACAGACATTGGTGGCATGTCTTTTGATAAAGTTATCAAAATAACTGAATACTATAATAGTTTAAAAAACTAAAGTCCATTATAATAGAGAATAGCCTCAAGCATATTGCTGAGGGCTATTTTCTTATATATAATATCATTATATCATAATGCCTTTAAATCGGCATATCTACACACCGCTCCCCGACTTCTGGACGAGGTCTTTTTTTATTTATCTAATTCCATCAATACTTCTTCCACTTTTTCGTCTGTCACAACTTCTCCATTTCTCGCTTCCTCATTCGGCAACACATAATCAAAAATCTGTCCGTTTTTGCGCACGATTATTACTGTATCGCCTACGATATATCCGTCATCAATAGCTTGCTTAAACTCATCGTATGTTAGCATAATGCACCTCCTTATCTTATTATTCGTATTTTACAGGAAATAATATAATTAAATTTAAAGCTTATTTAAAATTAAATAACATCTATTTTATGACAAACTAACTTATTAACTATTGACGAATATTAGATAAAAAGAAAATTTAGTATGCTGTTAGTTATAAATTAATTTTATTAATTTCATATTTTTTTAATTTAAAATGGTATACTTAATCTGTAAATAACAAAAGGAGGACATGGATATGTCTAAACATTGGAGACATCTAATTATTCACTCTGCTCTGACCATTCTAGCTTCGTTATTTTTAGGTATACTACCAATTACTGAAAATACTAGTAGTACCATTTACGCTGAATCGGCCACTATTTCAAATAATTGGAGTATCGAGCAACACCCCAATTATTACCATGTTGAAGGTAAAGCGCAACTGGATATTAAAAATTTTCCCGAACTTTATCGTACAACCGAAAGGGTCTATAAGAAAAGTGGGCAAAGTACTAAACCTGTTACAGTTTCCAATATCCATTACTCTGTACTTGATGGCTATGGCCGTTCTGGAGAAGCTTATGGTATTATCACAAAAGATATGATTGACATGTCTGCTGGCTATCGTGAAAAATGGGAAAGCAAACCAGAGCCAAGTGGGTGGTATTCTTATTTCTTCAAAAATACTAACCAGAGAGCCACTGAATCCGACTACAAGCATAGCCCCAAAAATGTGAGTAAGATTTCAAATAACATCAAGGCTAGTATTCCTTTAAGTAACGGTAGAACTCGACACGGCTATCTCTTCGACCGTAGCCATCTTATTGCAGACAGTTTAGGAGGAAGGCCTTTTAGAAATAATTTGATAACTGGCACCCGTACTCAAAATGTAGGTAATAATGATCGCAAAGGTGGTATGCAATATATTGAAAATAAAGTTTTAGACCACATTAAAAAAAATCCCAAGGTCTATGTTTACTATAAAGCAACTCCCGTATATCAAGGAACTGAATTACTACCTAGAGTAGTTTTAGTGTCTGCTTTATCATCTGATGGATTTATTGACGAGACAGTTCGTGTGTTTAATAATGTAGCAGGTTTTAATATTGATTACCAAAACGGTGGGCTCTTATCTTCTACTGCTGACGTAGATATTAATAACGTTGAAGAAAATGTAGAAAATGAAATCGAAACTACTGATGACGAGATTGAAGAGGGAATCGAAAACGAGCCTGACACGGATGCACTAAAAAAAGATAACAAAGATACTTCTTTACAAGACACTGTATATGTGGCAAGTAATGGGCAATCTGATGTATACTGGTACAACAAAGACAGTATGCCTAAAACTGTAAACTTAGAGAAAGTTGTAGAAATGAGTGAACAAGTAGCTTTGACTAGAGGTAAACATCATTCAACTCAAGAAAATATAGAATAACAAATTCAACAGACCAACTAGAACTTGAAATAGTTTTTATATTCTTATTAGTTATGCATAAGCATACGAAACACACAAGAACCGCCCTCTATTAAGAGAGCGGTTGGTTTATTTATTCTATTATAACACTTTAAGAAAACAAAAAAACCAGCCACATAGGCTGGGAAAAAATAGCTTTTATATTTTATGGATGATAACTATATACTAACACACAACAAATAAAAAAGCAAGAGTCGCTAGTGTCAGGCAGTTCTTGCTAGTGTGATTAGCTCATGATTGTGCGAGGGTGTCAATAATGGTGAGGGAAACTCAGTTGTCAGCCTCTAAAATTTTTCTTCTCTTTGATTTCCTTTATAGTGTTCATTGATGCAAAGCCGTAATATTTTGCTGTATCCTCGTCCTTAATAAGTTTATGCAAAGAATCAATGATATCTCGAAAATGGTATTTAGGATTTATTTTATCCATCATTTCCAAAACAATTAAGAAAGGAAGAGCGATCCTGTTTGAATAAACACCTTCTTTATACTCAAACAAAAAATCTTTCCACTCTTCTTTTAACTTAGAGACAGTTATAAATTTAAAATCTATGATATTTGAATTGTGGGCGCAAATATTACGGGCTAGATTAATACATTTTAACCAAGAAATTAATTCAGGATTACTACATGAAAAAGTGCTTGAAATTTGAGTTAAATTAGTTGTTGACATCAATTCGAGCAAATTAACCATCTGTCCAAATGTTAACATATTTACCGCTAGCCAAATAGGAGGATATTTTTGTCCATCTAGTTTCAATTTTTCATCCAATTCAGAGGATGATGATTTTCTTAGCTCTCTTTTTAACTGTTTTTTAAATTTATTTTCGCTGTAGGAAAGGTAGTGTTTGCAATACTCTTCTTTGTTACACCACTTGGAAAAATCTAGATAGCCATAGCTTCCTAAGCCGTTTTTCCCAAGGACATAGGCAATTTTTGTTTTTATTGCTACTTCAATATCTTCAATCGCATGTAGTAAATTTAATCTCAAATTTTTATCCTGATAGTATCTAGATATAACTATCTCAAATTTCGTACCCTGATAATCTATTTTTTTCTTTTGTCCCTCTTTTTGAATTTTTGCAAAAGGCTTCGCAAATTCTTTTATTTTGTAGTAAGAAATCACAGATAAACTATACTCTGCTTTACTTTTAGCCTTTTTTCCACTAAAGACAATACCTCTAGATTCCAAAAGTTCAACTTGTTCTCTGTAGCTTTTGTGTTGAAAATTTTCTGCCATGAAACACCCTCAATTTTTTAACAAAAAACCCCCCATCAGAACATGTCTGCGCGTATGCGAGGGAGGCCGTTGATATTTATATATTATATTATATATTTTTATATTTCATTTTGTCAATGATTTTTACTTTATTTAACAATATTTTTTAAATATAGTATAAATTTTTTATATCATCTAGTAAGTTGTCAATATTTAAACTAAATTTTATTGTATTAAAAGTATTTATTTCAATAACAAAAAACAGCCCCCGCAAAAAGCGAGGGCGGTTGTCTTATCTCGGAGCTTTACCTCCTATCTAAAAGTACCAAAATTAGTCACACGTCGGCCATTTTGTGAGTTTCCGACCGCAACATATCGTCTAACACCAGTCACGCTGATATATGTTACCCAAATATAGCCGTCTGAGTCAATCCAACCATCATAGTTAAATTCCATGTTTTCGCCATAAGTTGCCACAATTTCTGCATCTAGACGAGGTGCAGAACGAACATTTAAAGCAGCAACACGAACGGTAAAAGTACCCGTTTCTGGATTAGCTACATAATTACCATCTGATTGAGCAATCACTGGTGCACTTGGTTCTATTTCTTGCACTGGTGTATTATCGTAAGGAGGGTAAAACCAACCCAAAATATATCCAGTGCCATCTTCAAATGGGCGGTCAACATAACGTGCTGGTCCACCAATATAAAGGGCGTCCGCATTACCATCAACGTTTTGCTCGATATTGTGCAAAATGTAGCCGTCTGACGTCACAATAACTAACCCGGTATGACCATAGCCGTGAGCGTAAGTTACCATCACAAAAACAGCCCCAGCTCGTGGATTAACACCAGGAGCGTTGTAGACTACTTCCATTCCTTGGGCAGCTGCACTATCTAGTAAGTCGATAGCGTTTCCCCACAGAGCAACACCGAAAAACTTTGTTGTAATCCAGTTTGGCAAGTCCACGCACTGTGTACCGTACACACCGTCAAGATCAACCCCTTGACCAGCGTCCGCCAATCCCTTGGCAAAGGATAATACTTCATCTAAAGTTGCCATATCAGTTACTTCCTTTCTTCAAAAAACGGGCTTAAAATCAAAGCAACCACAGATAATGGCACATACAGTATTGCGATTGCTAGTATTAACGCTAATCGTGTGATTGCTCGCATGGCTTATTCCTCGTCTTTAATTTGTGACACGTTCATCAGGACACATGTTAGTCCTGATAGCAGTACCGCTGACAACATTGTTGGCCAGTTAATATCCGTAATCAACACGCTTGACCCGATAAGACCAACCGCAGTTTGTGCCATTGTTTTGATTGTTTTAATTCCTACTTTTTTAAACCATTTGCTCATTTTTCTTCCCCTTTTTTAAATAGCGTGATAATACGCTCTTTGTTGATAATAACTTCGTCTTCGACGCGACCTAAACGCTCTTCGTGACGATCGATAATTTTTTTGGTAATTTCACGATCGCGATCAAGATTTTTAAGCTCATAAGCTAACTCTTTGAGAGAGTCCTTGAGTTGAGCCATGGCAAACTCATTAGCTTCCATGGCTTTTTTAAAAGGCGTTACAACTGCCTTCCAAAGACCAAAAACAGACATGAGAGCCGCTGCCGCAGCTCCTGCCTGTAGTAAATCAAAGTGCATCTAACCACCTCTAATCCTGCTTAACTAGATCCGCATACTTAATGACTGTGACTTTATCCTCTGATTCTAAGTCCTCTAAACTTTGTTTGTCATACTCAAACGGCTCGTTGACATGGACAAAGACTAAGTTGCCTTCGCCAGCTTGCTCTTCGTGTTTATCGTCGACCACCGTAAAGACATCATAAGCTTTGTACTCACCTTTTTTAGCAGGTTCGATGAGCTCTAACATGCCTTTATAAATGTCAGGATCAATCTTGCCACCGCTTGTCAAAACGTGGATGGTTTGCAAGTTAATCATCCGCTGTGTACGCTCTGCGGACACCTTAGCTAGTCCAGCGGCTGTTTGGGCTGTTTTAGCAGTCTTAGCGGTTTCTTCTGAGATTTTTTCCAAGTCATCCACTTTTTGGACTGCTTCGCCCATTGCAATTTCGACGTAAGCAGTCTTTTTAAACTCCTCTAAAGCAGCCTCGATAATTTCTGCATCATTAGCTGTTCTCAAGTCTTTTTTGACCTTCTCTGAGATGACTGCACCTCTGTCATCTGTAATAATTACCTGCGTATCAATGACTGCTCCTGTACCGTCCCACTGTGGGTAGTTTCCTGTTACTTTCCAATTTCTCATGTTTATTTACCTTCTTCCTTCGGTGCTGTTGCTTCATCCAATTGTGCGTTTAATTCTTCCAATTCGATTTCATGCTGTGCTTTTAATTGAGCATTTTCCAGCGTTAAATTAGCGACTTTAAGTGTTAAATCGTTAATAATTTTTCCTAATAATTTTTCTTGCATTGTTTCTCCTAAATTCCAGACATATAATTGCTATGCTCGTTCATGATAGCGCTAGTAAAATTCGGGTGTGTAGTATCCCAGCCAACATTTTGTAGATGTTTCCAGCACCTTGCCAAAGCTACAATCGCATAATACATTTTATTGATATCCACAAGTGTGTTTACACCCGTTGGTGTCATTTTAAATCCACGGTTTATACCAAAGTCATCCGCAAAAATGATGGTATCTCCATAAATTTCTGCCTGATCAACTGATGCTGTATGTTCATATCCGCTAGCCGTCCGGAAAAACCTTGCTCCACAAAAACGACCAGATGACGCGCTATTGATACCATCACCAGATGAAGTGATTCCGATTGACGCATAAAGAGCCGACCTTGTAAAGTTTTTTGGTGTCGCATTACCAAAATGCACAAAAGCAGTGTGGGTACCTGATTTTCGAACAAGCGCATTATTGTTGCTGTTGAAATTGATGGATGCATCGCTATTAAAATCGATGGTAGAGTTGTTTAAATCAATCATCATAGCACCATTTCTTGCTCTGATGACTTTACCCTCAAGCAAACTAGTAATCGCATACTCGATTTTAGCCTTGATAAAGTTAGCGTCTAAACCAACAATACTGCTAGCGTTGATATTAATCACATTGATTTTGTTTGCATCGATTGTGCCACCGATAATCTGGTCTGCACGTAACTTGATAAACTCACCAAGTTTTGCGCCAAATGCCCCGTTGACAGTCGTATTGCCGTCTAAAGCAATACGCTCGCCAGAGATGCGGACACCGTAGCCATTGAGGTTAATTGCTGAGACAATCTCTTTTGCGGACATCTTAGCGTCAATACCACCAGCCTTTTGGATAGCTAGCTTGATACTGTCACCAGATTGGTTGATGATGCTTGTCACATCGGCTCTTGTGACTCGTTGGTCAATTTGACTAGCTAATTGACTAATCCGAGAATTAAGCTTACTGTTTGGACTATTAACATCAGACTGTAAACCACTAACAGTTTGTTGTAAGCTACTGTAATTCTTATCAGTATCCTGCAAACGTCTTTGATAGCTAGCTAAGTCCTGTTGCACACGACTGACTGCTCCTGCACGGTCTTTAATCTCTTGTGAGATTTGCCTGGCAGTTGATTGTTGCGTTGATTGCAACCCACTGATTCTTGACTCTAGCACTGTCCGCATGCCTTCGTTGCTACGAGTAAACTCAGCACGCAAGCTGTTGAGCTTGTTTTCGTAGGCCTCGGTCGTGCCTGATGAGGTTGTGGTAATCTTAGTAGACAACTGATGTAATTTATCATCATACTTTTGCGACAAACCTTGAGCGGTTGCTTGTATCACAGCTTTTAGGTCGTTTTTATCATTGGCCATTGTGGCTTTTAGGCCGTTAATGCCAGCTTGATAACTTGACGATAACTTCCTTTCAGCGTCTTGATATTCACGTCTAATACCTGAGACTGTCTCATTAATAAGCGCAAGTTTTTTATCAGTATCCTTACTAATCCGTGTGGCTATACCATTTGCACTCTCGACAATCTCTGTTGTGATGTTATCACGATGATACTCACGCAACATGCCGTTTGTCGTCAGCTTGATTTTTGACCACAGATTTGAGTTGTCTGTATCTGTTAGCTCTAAATTAATAGACTGTAGACCACTAAGCATCTCCTCAAGACTTTTAAAGACACCAGTTGACTCACCACTGCCCTTAACTACCACAGGCGCAACGTAGTTAGTGGCTTTGTCCCCTCGCTCAATCATGATCTGGTTAAAACGAGTTGTACCGATACATTTGTCGTTAGCTAATTTAACGCTTTTTGTGTCACCATCAGCTTTAAATGTATAATAAGCACGTCCATCTGAGCCGATTGTTAAATTTGACTCGTCTATTAAAATCGTTGGATCTCTACTCAATTGTTACCTCCTAAAATAATAATTTAAGTTTGTTGTCTTGCCTGTGTCTATCTCCAGCAAAATTACGGACGTTTGATAGTGTCACCAAAACGTATCCGCCGCTTGGCTCACCATAAGAGATTTGAGCACCGTCTAGCACCTCATCATTAATATGGATAGTTTTAACTTTACTGAGTAGATAAGGTTTAATATCATCATGCAACACATAAAAGTAGATTGTGTTGTACGATAAACGCAAGTCAAGCGTGCCGATGATGTTGATAACTGCTTGCTGTTGCGATTCATAGCCTTTTCGCCATAAAGTCGTACGATTATAGACAATCTGTTTGATGTGTTGATTATTGTAGATAACGTCAATCACCCCTCTAAAATCAGCAACATTATTTTTTACAGGGGGCATTAACGACATAAAATCATCCCAGACTTCGGATTTGCGTGACTTAAAGTACCAAATGCGACTGCCATCCGTAAAGTAAAAATCAATAAAGTTATCTCTGCTGAAGTTACCAGTATAGCCTTTTACGTAAGGTATACCAACCTGCATTTTTGACAGCACGGTAGACGCGCCAAGAGATAAATCCTTGTCGACGGGTTTTACTAACGCAGATGTCGCAGATGACGTGTACAATTTTTTCTCTGCCATGGCTACTCCTTGATCAGATACAAAATATTACTGTCGGTAGCTTGACTAATATCTGTAATGATTTTAGCTACTGCAATGCCTGAGATACCATTTTTTTGCAAATATGTACCATCAGCTGTAGCCCTATCAAGTTTTGAAACTACTTGAGATCGTAGCTGCATGACTGACTCTTCTTTGGCATATTCAGCAAGATCTTGCTTGCGGACAACATCTGCAATATCACCAGTCTTGACTAAATCTTTCGGCAGTTCGATTTTATCGGACTTCTTGAGATAGTCTCGCTCTGCCTCTGCCTTAGACAGATAACCTGCAAGCTGTTTGCTTACGTCAATCTTACTTAGTTCTTCTTTTGTGGCATAAGCCGATAAATCCACATCCTTAGCCTTAATTTGAGCGATTTGCTCAGAGGTTAAGTCTTCAAACTTCAAGGGATCACCCTTATCACCCTTGCCACCTTTGATATTACCAAGCAGCTTTTCAGACTGCCCTTCAATAGTGACGTAAAAATCGCCTGATTCTTCAACTCTGACACTTTCTACGCTGTCACCCTTATCACCTTTTGAGCCGTTAGGGATACTAAAGGTCTTTTGAGTGTTATTTGATAGCTTGATAGTGAGTTTCTCGCCATCTTTGGTGATGTCAGTAATACTTGTACCTTTGTCTCCTTTTTGGCCTTTGATGTTGCCAAGCTTAGTCTCTTTTTCCCCAATCCATACCGATAAGTCACCATTTTCGGATAGCTGTACCTTAGTGATAGATTCTCCTTGTGGACCTTCGTAGTAAGGCAAGTCGTTGTAATTCAATTTGCCATCTCCGACCTTTAGCCTGTGAGTGTCTAGCTCTACGACTAGCTCGCCGTCATCAATGACAGGATTTAATCTTTGCCATTCGGCGGCATCCTTGCGGTCAAATAAGACTTTAATTGGTATTCTTTCTTCTAGCGTCATCTGTCCCTCCTTCCGTCTAAAATAATTTTTGGATTGCTTGATTGTTTAGCTGTGATTGTTGCACCTTTAGCATCCACAACCTCTTTATAAGTCATCCCCAGAGCTAATTCTTGCTTGTCTGACGCATTTAAATCTATCTGCTTAGATTTATACCAGTCGCCAGTCACAAGTGCCGTATAGCTCAAAGGATAGACCTCTATAGACTGTTTATCCTTGGTCAGGTCAAAGGTCTGTGCATCCATTTTTGCTTTAGTAGGTATCAGCACCAGCTTAAGGCCTTTATTATTAGTCTGTGTCAGCGTGATAGCCACTTTTTGGAGCAGCTCACAAGTCTGACTAAAACTTATCGTGTAGGTCTCGCCACGCTTAAATCCGCCGTCGTTGGCTTCAACCTCAATGTAATCCTGGTCGTAAGACTTCGTGCGGTTAGGGTCGCCAACTAATAAATTTTTGTTGTAGCGGGTCTTACCGTTGTTTCCTAAAATTTCGGCAGTTAAACGAGATTCTTCGCTTGTCTCGCTGACTTTGTTTTTGAGGTCGTCAAAGCTTTGTTTAATCGATGGGATGTCATCAACTTTTATGGCCTCTGTGATTTTCTTGATCGCTTCCTCTGGCAAAGCTAGGTTTTTGAGCGTTTCACGAAATTCTTCAAGCTCTTTATCGTTGCGTTGGTTGATTTTTATTATTTGTACACCAATATCTTTAATATTTTGATTTATTCTGTTTTCTAGGTCGCTAATGAGATTTGTTCCAATTTTGTAGACCCACATTAACTTCCCATCAACATCTTCATAGTGCCAAATTTCCTCTTCTTCACCATTTTTCTTGAACCAAGTATCTCCTTTTTGTGGATTTTTAGGTTCATCAGTACCATAATAATCAGTAGTTTTCCCATCTGCTGAAGCTAAAGCAATAGTAGCTGTATTCCATGCTTCATCAATTTTTTCTTTAATACTTGCCTGGTGATTTAAAGATGATTTAATAATACCTTTATCAAAATTTCCAAGTTCAATTGAAATGTATTTAAGATTTAGAAGATCCCATTCTATATGGGTGACACGGCCTTTTATACTAATGTCGTACAACCCTTCATAAACAGGTTGCATATCTCCAAGACCGATATTTTCTAATGCTTGATAATTTTTATACTCAATTGTTTTTTTAAGAGTTGTAAAATTAACCTTATACTTAGCGCTTGGTAAATCACAACCAGCTTCAAAATCAGCCTTCGCTAAAGCTCTTAGTTGATCGTAAATCTGCTTTTTTTCTGCATCACTAAGATTATTAAACTCTCCGTCATACTCGACCTTGTACTCAACATCTTTTATAAGCGGAAATGGGTAGTTGTTGATTAAAGGACTGTCAACATACTTTTCTGGCAATAAAATGCCATTAGGGCCTTTTGGCATAATCCGAGTCACAACATTATCAAAGTCATAGTCACACTCAAACCCAGTCAAATTTTTCCCTGTTCGAATAACGTCTGTTCTATCTACACCTATCCGATTATTTATGGACAAAGTAAATCCTTGTCTTTTTAATTCACCACCATATCTCTTTAAAAAAGTATTATCCGCACTGCCTATTAGAGCTTGTATTGGATTTACTCTTACCAAACGAATATTTGACAATTTTTTAATATTTGAGCGCAAAATAAAAGGGTGATCATATTGCGTCCCCTTGGAGATTTTATCCATCGCTCCTTGACCATCTCGGTTGTAAATGTAAATATCTTCAATAAAATTGTTGTTTAAGTCGTATGTGATATGTTCGGCATATATAGTCGTTGTCTTCAACGTGACAACAGGTCGACGTACACGATAGTAATCTTCATCGCCATTCATGTCATGGATCTTTATAATATCCAGATCTTTAGGCAACAAATTAATTTTAACTCCCTTGGCTCGGTGTGGAATAACCAGTTTAATATATTGCTCTCCGTTCATCGTCGCATACAATGTCGCTGATTTACACCACAAATCAAGTATAGGATACCCAACACCAGCCAATTCCTTAGTTGTATAAGCTGTACTAGGAAATACTGATATCATCTAAACCTCTCTCTAAATTTAACAGATAAGTTAGTAACATTTCCTTTTGTTGTAATAAGATTATTACCGATGGTTAATTTAGGAAATGCCTTTGTATGCAATTTAATAATCCGCACATTAGGTCTAACCGGATCATAGTAATCAAGTTTTTCACTATCAATTACAACTTCGCCATTTAAATCATCAATAGTAAGTGAATAGTTACCAACATTCAAAGAGACTGTACCCAATCCTGTTATTTTTATCACTGGTAAAGCTAATGCTGTACCCTTATTTTCAACAGTTAGGCTGTTTATCCCTATTATTTCAATAGGCTCAACTTTATAATCGTATGGATCAGCAGTTACACTAATTTTAAATTCACCATGTTCTGCGATTTCACTTTCAATATTTCCTAGCTTAAAATGTTTGACAAGATAGTAATATCCCAAATCATCTGATAAGGATAGTGTGTATTCCTTGTCTTTAAGTAATTTAGCTCGAAATTGCCTGATGATAGCTAAAATCGGCACATCTTCCAACATGTTACAAAGTAAATCAAAAGTTCTATTTTTTAAAGATCCATACTCAGTCAAAGCTCCATCTAATTCATCAATTCCTTCATGGTAAATGACTTCCTGCTCTGCAATAGGAATAACCGGTCTCTTAGCTAGGCTGATACCAAAATCACTTAATTTAAAATCATCAATTATTGCGTCTAACATCATATCCCCCCTATTCCACGAGCCACCATAGCATGTCTATGGCCAAGACCCTCATCAATTTTCTCAATCATTCTTTCTAAGTCATAGTCATTGGATACATCAGCATAAACGTTGATAGTATTATTACCATAGCTATTCTTATTGGTAATATTAGCAGCTTTAACAATTCCAGCACCAATGTCTCCTAGTACTTTTGTGGTTAATGGTAAAACCGCTTCAGGACCAGCTTCACCGCCTACCATAATATTATTACCATTTCTACCAAAAACAGTTGGATTCATCATGATGCCACCATTTTTATACCAAGAAATCCCAAAATGGGGAACGCTTGGAGGATTTATACTGAATTTCCCAGAAATTGATAAGTGAGGTAAGGCCAGATGAGGTAGGCTCCATTGGAAGTTGAATGCTCCTCTGATAGCACTAATAGCATTTGTAACAGCATTTTTAGCCCCATTAATAGCATTTGAAATAGCGTCTTTAATACTATTAAAGATACTACTAGCTACGCCCTTAGCCTGATTGAACCCATTGGAAATAGTGCTAGTAATTGAATTAATGGCACTTGAAATAGTTGATACAATCCCATTCCAAATACTTCCAACAGTTGATTTGATCGTATTCCAAATCGTTGATGTTGTTGAACTAATCTGATTCCATGCTGAAGAGATAGTTGTTGTGATAGTCGTCCAGATACTTGAGACAGTAGCTAGAATGCTATTCCACAATCCAGAAAGGAAAGATGTTACTGAATCCCATACTGACTTAGTAACAGATGATATGGTATTCCAAGTTGTTGTAAAGAATAATGAAACGGCATTAAAAATAGTTTGAGCTGTGGCTGAAATGCCTTGCCAAATTGGTGTTAGGAAACTAACAATTGCATTCCAAACTGAACTAAAGACATTTTTAATAGTATCCCATATCTGACTAAAGAAATTGGCTATTCCTAACCAGAAACCTTGAGTAAATGCCCAGAAGACATTCCAAGCTAAAATAAGGGGAGTTGAAATTGCAATCCATGCAATATTAAAAATTTCTTTAACAGCTTCCCACATAAAGAAAAAGACATTTTTCAAAGTTTCGCCAACTTCAGTAGCTGTTTCAACAAAAGAATTCCACGTTTCAGACAGCCACGTTGTTAAGCCTGTCCAAACTTCAACCGTCTTATCTTTGACTGCCTGCCATTTTTCACCAAACCACTCTCCTATTGGTTCGAAAAGCTCATGGAGCCATGCAAAAAAGTCAGATAAATAGGTTTTTATCTGGTTCCAATGGGTTACCACATAATAGACAATTGTTGCTAATATAGCCCCTATAATCACTGGCCAACTAGTAATCACTGCTATAATACTACCAAGAGCTGGCAATAATGTTCCTGTGATAAACGTTCCAACAGCAGCTAAAGCGCCGCCAGCGCCAAATAAACTAGCTATCGCACCAATCCCAGTCGCTATTTGACCAATGATAATTAAGATTGGACCTAGAGCAGCAATGATTCCTGTAATAATCAGTATTGTCTGTTGCATTGGTTTTGGTAAGTCGGCAAAACCTTTTGCTAAATCACTTAGAAAATCAAATAATGGTTCCATGGCATCAAGCGCACCTGATAGAGCATCCATTAATGGACCACCAAATTCAATAGCAATATCTGTTAATTTATTTTTGACAATCTGTAACTTACTTTGAAATGTCTCATACCTTTTTTGAGCTTCTTCTGAAAGTGCTGTATTTGCTTTAAAAGCTTCCGTAGATTTATCAAAGGCTTTACTAACTAAATCACCTGCACCAGCTAAGCGCTGCATGGCATCTATTTCTTGAGTGGATTCAATTCCTAAATCTTTTAATGTTCCAGTAACATTTCCGCCTTCATCTTTAATACGTCCTAAACCTTTTAACAAAGCAACAATAGCATCTTGTGGTCTTTCTTTCCACATGGTTGCAAACTCATCAGCACTTGCCCCAGCTATACTTGCAAAATTCGTTAAAGATTCACCGCCCTCAAGAACGGCCGTATTAACTTTTTGCATAACACGACTCATAGCCGAACCACCAGCCTCGGCATTAATCCCTACTGATGACATAGCAGCAGATAAGCCCAATATCTGAGCTTCACTTAGACCAACTAAATGACCAGTACCTGCTAAACGTAGCCCCATATCAAGGATTTCTGACTCAGTTGTTGCAAAATTATTCCCAAGAGACACAATAGTTGAACCAAGTTCGTCAAACTTATCCTGTGGCATCTGAGTGATGTTTGCTAATCTAGCCATGGCATTAGCAGCTTCTTCAGCTGATAAGTTTGTTGATTGACCCATATCAATCATAGTTCTGGTGAACCCAAGGACATTTTCTGTTTTGATACCAAGTTGTCCAGCAGCTTCAGCAACTGCTGAAATCTCTGTTGTGCTTGCTGGTATTTCCTTGGCCATGTTCCTAATACCATTTCTTAGATCATCATAACTAATAACAACTTTGCCATTAGCGTTCCTAACCTCGTCATTGGTTTTCATTACACCAGCAAAAGCAGATTCAAAATCACTTGCTGCTTTTACCGCAATACCAGCACCTGCAATAATTGGTACTGTTAAACCAGCAGTTAACCCCTTACCAACTGATGTCAACTTGCTACCAATTTGCTTGGCTTTTTCTCCGAACTGACCAATACTATCGCTAGCTAGCTTAGCTTCATTGGCATATTGTTGAAAAGCGGTCTTTGACTGTAATAATTCTGTCTCAAGCTTATTAACTTCTTGACTGCTTTCACCATACTCAGCTTTTGCCAGTTCAAGTTGTTTTTCTAAGTTTTGGACTTGCTTACCAGTGTTTTCCATTTGCTCTGCAAGCTCACGTTTCTTAATTTTGAGCTTGTCAGATTCTGAGGCATTAACACCAAGAGCAGCACGTTCTAAATCATACTTAGCTTTTATCTTATCCGCTGATTGCGCTAAATTTTCTTGCTCATTTTTTAAAGCAGCTAATTTAGATTTACGTTCTTCTGATGCTCTAACCGCTTCACTAGTTGCTTGTTTTTCTTTGTTAAGGGCATTAGTTGTCTGTTCAATAGCATTCTTGAGATACTCTTCATTTCTCTTTGCATCTAAAAGCTTATTAGTCCATGTCTGAGTTTCTTTAGAATTTTCACCAGTTAACCTAGTGACCTCTTTTAAAGCCTGTTCAGTCAATTTTGTCTTTTGTTGAGCAATTTCATATTCAGAGGATAACTTACTTAACTTAGACTCTAATTTATCAGTTTCACTTCCAGTGAGTCGTAATTGCTCTTGTTGTAGTCTGAATTCTTTATTTAGTGTTGTTACCTTAGCATTCATTTCTGAAATGCCTTTATTAAATTCAGAATTAAGAACTTTATAAGTTACTTTTACTTCAGATTTTCCTGCCATATTCCCTCCTTTCTCCTATAATTAGTCATAAAAAAAGCTGAAATTACCTTAGAATGGCAATCTCAGCACTGCATTATTCACTTTTTTTCCAGTTTTCAATTGCTAATTTACATAAAGCAATTTCATCAAGATCATGAACAGAAAACTCTAAAACTAAACTAATATCTAAGTCAAAAACAAAAGCGTAGTAGCAAATCACATCATTTAAAGAAACATCATTCCAGTTAATCATTGGAGTCTTTTTAGATTTTCCAGAAGAGCCATTAGTTACTTTTTTGTAGCTTTTTCAAATGAAGCTTGGAATTTACTTTTCTCTACTGGTTTTCCACCAGTCATGATTTGTCCAAAAATTGTGCCCAATAGCTCCAAATCAAATGGGCAGACAGCTTGAAATTCTTCTTTGGTCATTGCTCCTCCAGCAGAACGATAAGCAACAAATGAAGCATTTAAGTAGTCATTAGCATTAAAAGCAGAATTGCCTTTTCGTCTAGCAATCATATCATTTAGCATGTGTTTACTCATTAAACCTTCACGCTGTGCACGTTGAAAGTCTAGCAATGAAATACGAGTATTGATTGGCACAGTTTGCCCATTAGTCAATTCAATCTCATTAATTAAAGTTAGTTGTTCTTGTAACATGATTTATTTCTCCTATTTCCTTATAGTTCTGTTACTTTTTTAACCAATTTAGGTTCAAAAGTTTTACTCCAACCTGTCTTCACAGATTCATCTTTTAAATCATCTTCAAATGTTTCGTAGTAGCAGAAGTCATTTTCATCAAACATACCACTAAGATTCATTTCTACCTCTGCAATTTCTTCACCACCATTTGACAGAGCGAACTTAAGGCCATCTACAAATGCAACATTAGGAAATGCAATCAATTTTTTCACTTCCCTACCAAGGTCAAAAACATCAAATGTTAAGCTACCTTCTGCACCAATAGATTTACGACCATACCCATAAATCCCTTCTTTTAAATCAGCATTTGTCAGACCAAACGATTCACGTAGCATGTCAACGGGCATGTGACCTTTAAATGTAATGTTAAGCTTATCAATAATGGTGACCTCTCTGGCAACTTTACCTTCACATTTTTTAGTAACTTTATGTGTTTCAGCTTCTACACTAATTTCACCTGTACAACCCAGCTTCTTTGCTTCACCAAGTTGTCCTTTTGTCCGTTTACGAAATTGACCATTGGTAATTTCATAAGCATCAAATTGTTGTGTTGGATCAAAAGTCATAATGACCTCCTTATATATTTAAAATTTCTTCTTGAACTTGGATCAGTTCATCCAAAACATAATCCAAGACAATATCTTCCCGTTCAGAAAGACCTTTTTCAAAAAATTGTTGGGCTACTGGATTATGTTTCCCTCGACCTTCGTTAGGAAAAACCAAATAACCGTATGAACCTTTTTTATTTGCGGCTCCACCCTTAGCAACAATATCGAACCCTAAATTAAACATCCGCTCTTTTAATGGATTAGAAAATTTAGCATGTTTTTTATTGCGTTTACTTACTGGCATAAAACCAATAATTCCCTGAATAATTTCTTTTGTTCCCTTTGCCAAAAGAACTCTATTTATGACTTCTTCTGACTTTCCAGGAATTTTAGACATGGCATCTGCTAATTTTTGTGATCTTGAAAAGTCTAAAGTAGCTTTATTTGCCATAAAATAATTTACCTTTCAATTTTAATAAGCTGATGAAAATAATATGTCCTAACAATAGCTTTTTCTTCTGTATTAACCAATTGTCCATTTTCAACTTCTGAGCTATCAAAGATTAATCTACATAGTTTGAGATTCTCAATCAACTCTAACTCATTAAAAAGACTATTTTCTCTGGTGATAAACATGAGGGTAAATCGTTTGTGATACTGATTAGCATGTAGTGATGGCATTAATTCACCGTCATCTATATAAATGAAAAAGGTTTTATTTTCATAAACCTCATCCCTACCAATACTCATATCAAAACAAGGAATTCCTGTTTGTTTGATAGTTGTGACAATCTTTTCAAGGTTAAGTGGTTTCGATATAACTTCCACCATCAAAATAACCAACCTTTCTTAGAAATAGATACATATACACTTTTTTGTTATCTGTATCGTAGCCTTCAACTTCGTAAAAATCATTATTAATCTTAATTTTCATTGTTTCTTTGAAGTCAACCACATAAAAGCAACGAATTTTAAGATCAACAATAGAAAGGCTTGACACATGGTAACTATCGAATCTGGCATTAATCGTTTGATAACTAAAATAGAGAGATCCGATTTTCTCGAATCCCTCACCTGTTTTTTTAGCAGTAGCATCATCCCTTAGTGTTTTTATCTTCCCGTATTCAAGTAGACCGTCATTAAGTTCAGGATTTTCTTGACGGATTGCATTCTTATCCATCTTACACATCCCCTCTAAATTTTTTAAGCCCATTTTGAATCTGTAAGCGAAGCAACTGCCTCTTATAGTTTTCTTCAAACATTGCGGTACTTCCAGATCTACCATAACGACAATAAGCTTTCAGGACTGTATAAGCTTCACCACCAACAGAAAAATCTGAAGAACCACAGATACTATTAATGACAGTTTTACCATCCTCAATCATATCCTTAATCTCGGAATCTTCATAGTTCCAAGTTATTTTCAGGTGTTTTTTGATACTGTCAAGCTCAGACAGTTTTTCAACTTCGCTCATAGACCCTCCCTAAAAAAGATTAACCTTCTACTTCTTGGAGCAATTTCAACAGTTCATCTTTTGGCGCTTTTTTATCGTAAGAAATGCCAGCTTTATCCAGTTTTTCTTTGATTTGTGGTACAGTCACATTTTCAATTTGTTCAGCTACTTTAATAACTTTTACAAAAGCACGACCGTAGTCATTTTTGCCAGTAAGTTGATTTGATCGTTCTTCTGTTGTTTCAAAAGTATCTCCGATATGGTAATGATGTTCCTCCACTTTCCCGATAAATTCTTCAATAACTTCTACTGTTACATTTTTACTCATAAGGTTTTCCTTTCTTAAAGTTCTGGAGTTGGGTTAATTGTATCTTCTGGTTTAATTGCTGGATTCTCTTCAAGCTCTGGAACAGTAGCACCTTCAATCGTTGTAACATCTGCAACAAAAAAGGCATTCTCGTTTTTAGGAATACCTTTACCAAAGAATTTAGCAACATATAAATCCATATCTTCAATTGCAAGAGTTTCCTTATACTCTGTGATTTCTACATCAGCAGCAACAACTAATAAATAATTCTTCAGAACACCGAATACCATATCATTTTCAGGTACTGCATGAGTTGTGATGATTTGTTCACCAGTAGGTAACTGAGTAGTAACCCAAACACCAGCCTGGGTTTGATAAGCGAGACCTGGAAATAGTTTAGACCAATAAGTCAGCGGATTTGCTAGGGCAGAAACAATACCATTGTCTGTTTTAGCTTTTGCCAAAGCTGCTCGAATACCTGCAAGTGTTTTAGGCTTCAAATCAACCATTGTTACTTTTTCCTTCGCAGGATAAACACCTCCACTATCACCAGAAAGTTTACGCATCATACCAAGCGGTTTACTTTGCCCATCACCATTGACAATCGCTTCTTCAAGAGCAGCTGCCATAACTTCCTGTAAAAATGTTACAACGTAATTAGCTAGCCAAGATGGTCCTAGTTCAAAATAACCTTTTGGTAAAGCAATAAATCCAGAAAGTTTTGAAGCAGAAATATCTAACTCTTTAAATGAATCTAGAAGGATTTGTTTAATATCTGCTGGAATCTTGCCCCAAAAAGCACGTTTTTTAGTCGCATCACCATAGATAAATTTCGTTTTAACTGTACCATGTTGAACATCTACCAAAGAAATGAGAGGGTGTGTCTCAACTAGATTATTATAGATGTCCTCAATAATTGTTTCTGGAAATTGTTTAGATAAACCACTGATTGTTTGTTTTTCAACAGCTTCCGCAAAGAACTTACGTTCACCACTAGTCAATTTACGTCGCAAACCACGCTCTGCTAAAATTGCTTCATCTTGAATACCATCTTGGTATTGAAGAGCAGCTGCTTTAACTTGATCATTAACTGATTTTTCAAGTCCTTTAGCAAATACATCCATTGCTTCTTTTTGAGCAACTTCATCATCTGTACGAAGAGCATTAAATAGTTGAGCACGAGCTTCTTCCATACTTGGAGAAGTAAAATCAAGATTTTTTAATGACATAATTGTCTCCTTTTTTTTAAAATAATAAATAAATCCTATCGGAATAGTTTTGCAAAACGTTCTAAACCTTTTGTAGTCTGAACAGACTCGTTTTCAGACTGTTCAGACATAATTTCTGTACCATACTTAGCAATCAAGTTTTCACGAATACTTGCTTCTGAATCACTAATTAACTCATCTTTTGAAACTACATCAGTTTCTTCAATAAGTTCATCTGCAAGTCCTAACATAACAGCCTCTTCTGCGGTTAAGCTAGTTTCTTCATCAAGTAATGCCTTCAACTCATCACGAGTTCCCTTGAAGTGAGCTAAATAGCTTTCCTCAATGGATGTTTGAGACTTCTCAAGATCGTCAGCGATTTTGCGAAGTTCCTTAGCATTTCCTGCCGCCCAAGTCCACGGATTATGAATCATAATCTGTGTGTCTTTTGGCATTTTAATAGTATCACCAGCCATAGCAATAACAGAAGCAGCACTTGCTGCAATGCCATCAATAACAACTATTACCGTTTTATCAAGTTGCTTTAAGTAATTCTTAATAGCAATCCCTTCGAACATATCACCACCGTATGAATTGATGTGTACTTCAACTGTATCAGAGGAAATCTCAGACATAGCCTGACGGACTTCTTTAAAAGTGATACCATCATACCAAGCTCCAACTGTACCCGCCAAATATAACTTAGCAGTGCCATCTGCTTGGCTACTAGCTTCAATTCTTTTTGGAATTGATAAAAAAATATTTTTGGTCATCTATCATCCTCCTTTCATTTCAGAATCTTCAGGGCTATCAGCCCTAGCATAATTTTTAGTGACATAGTAAGCCTGTGACCAATCAGTATTTAATGGCTCTTCTCCCAGTTTCATACGTAATTCATCTGGATTATAGATACCACTACGTTCCAAAGCTTCAGCAGCTGCTGCAAAATTTTCAGGACTATAAACTAAAATTGTATTGGTCTGAATCTTAAACTTATTTCCAAGTTGATAATTTTCACGCTTATAAAGTTTACGATTCACTTCCGTCTCAATCACATCAGCAAATGGTCTAACTGCAAAATTGACAAAATTTTCTCGAATGGCTTCCGCATCTGCCACATCACCTTGTAAAATGCCTCTTGGGATAGAAAAAGCATCTCCAGCAAAATGAATGACATCCGTTACAACATCTGTAATATCACGAGTTGTTACAGCACCACTTTTAGTATTACCACTAGACTTGACAATTTCTGCCATTTCCAAGCCTTCCTCAATCGGTGTGATTGAATCTTTATCTGATAGTACCGCTTTAAAACGATTTTCATACATTTCATCAAGAATAATATCAGCTTCTGTGACACTGTTTCCTTCATCATCTGTCTCAACTACATTTTTCCCAAATTGTTGATCAAACATAGAACCAATCTTAAGACCAATCTTCAAAGCATTTCCACGGTTATAATTCCTGATTGAACCAGCAATTAATTTGCCATATTCATCATATAAACCGTCCATATAGGACTTGATTTTACTATCATTTATGACAAAGTGAAGCACTTCATTTTCTGAAAATACTTTATTGAGCTGGTAATCACCAGCAACGATAACATTCTTATAAATATTTGGTTTAAAGGCTCTATAAATTACTTCATAGTTCTTAGCTACAACAAATTGGTCATCAATCATGATGACTAAAGCACCATCAGAATTTTTTATCATTTGAGTAATTAAATCACTCATAAATTGATTTTGAGTTTGATTCTGGTTTGGTTCCATATTAAATAACCACCACATTGGACTTCCTATCACAGGATGTCCTTTGTTGTATATTTCAAAGGATGCAAGACTGAGAGCATTTGAAATTTTATCAATACACAACTGTAAAGCATACTCTTTAACTTGAATTATCTGACCAACTTCTTTAAGGTAAGCTTTAATTCTTCGTTGGCTACCATCACGACTAATCGACTGATCTCCACCAAAGAAATTTAAAAAATTCTGCATAATCCCCATATTCTCTCACCCCCTTTCATATGTATCGACAGTTCTTACAAAATCCATCTTTGATTGTTTGATGGCAATAAACACACCGTGAATAACTAGTTGATGAACCATTAATGTATGCACACGCAATAAATTTCTTAAGAGGATTAATTGAGGATTTAGCATTGTGTTATTAGTATTAGCAAGTAAATTCATATTTTCATTTATCACGTAGTGTAACTCCTTAAGCGTCTATTTATTTTAATTGTCGGTGTTGTTAATTGCTCTTCTATCGCCATAGCATGTACCATTGCCATAAAACCATCTGTCTTACGCTTCTCTGGATCAATTTTTTTGTAAGTTTTATTCCCCTTACCATCAATATCTACATAGACATTATTTGTGTACCAGCGCATCATTCTATCCTCACCAAATACAATCTCATGATTCGCAAACATCATGTCAATAATAGGGGCTAACTTAGAATCAGTATATGAACCACTTCTGATAACCTGAATTGGCAACCCATAGCTTTCAAAAACTTCCTTCACGACTGATTTTCTAAAATCATCCATGGCAATGTTTTTGATTTTATACTTTTCAGCCATCTTGACGAACCATTCTGCAACATATTTTGGATCCATTACCTTACCTGGAACAATCGTTACAATACCCTCACTCACAGGAATCTGAAAATCCATTTTAAAATCTTGTATTTTTAATGCTTCTGCCACAATAAAAGTGTGATGTAACCAATACCGCATTTTCCCACGTTTAAATAATAGACCAACACCGATAAAGTCACGAACATCAGCATAATCAATAGCGCCAACACATTCCATACCAATCAAATCATCAGGTAATGGCTTACTAGCAGCAACAATATCATCCCATTCTGCAACACCGTGTGTTGTGTCTTCAATTGGAAAATTCAAACGTTTTGTTAAAAAGTCAATAAATAGTTCTTTACTGCGTTTAGCACGCTTGAAGGCCTTTTGATATTCTTTCTGCAATGTCGGCAAATAAGGTAACATTGGATTTGCTTTTACCCAACAAGTAGGGTCTTCCCATTCTTCAAAAGAATCTATCTTAGCCAAAATTGGTAACATTCCAGATTTGTAATCACATGTAGATAAAATATCCTTTGCAATATCTTTGTAATCATCAAGAACAGCTCCACGAACATAGCCATCTGTTGTTAGATACATCACAGTTGCATCTGCAACTTTACCAAGCGCATTGATAAAAACATTGATGTTTTTATAATTTTCATATTCATGGATTTCATCAAATATAACTAAACCTGGTCTTAAGCCATCCTTAGTACGGGCATTAGAAGTATGATAAGTAAGTTCTGATTTAGTCTTTTTAAACGTTATCAGAGTTTGGGAAAACTTATAAGCTTTCTTAAGGATTGTAGAATCTTTGATGGTATTATAAACATCTTTAAATGACGTCTTAGCCTGTTTTTCGTTATTGGCTACAATATCAACATTGTATTCTGATATACCATTACGATTACTTGTTTTGTAGAGAGCTTCATCAGAAGCTACACTATTTTTTCCAAAACCACGAGCACAAAGCAAAAACAACTCAGTAAATACTAAGCTGTCATCTTTTTTATATCTAATGGCATTCATAGCAGCATGAATGAACCTTTGAGGAGGTGCCAATTCATAAGGCCTATACTTATTGATAAATTCTATGACACCGTCTGCTCGCTTACTATCGACATAAATTTCTGGATCATCAATAGCAGCTAAAACAAGCTCAGCTAATTGTTTGATTTCCTTACAGACTTTATATTTTTCTGTAAGAATATCATTAATCCAATCATCAATATGAGGTGTTCCACTGTGGCATAAACTAGATGTCTTCGCCGTCATCTGACTTCACCTCCGCTGCGGAGATGTCAAGTTTTTCTAGCATAACCATCATTTGTTTATTGACATTAACCTGTAACGAAACAGAATCATTCTTTTTACCAGCAATTCTGACACCATTAAGTTTTATATCTTGCCTAAGCAACTGAGAAGTCTCCCAAAGTGAAGTATACTGTTCAACTAAGTCTTTGAATGGTTCTACATACTTATCTCGTTTTTGTAAAATCCGTATCAACGTAATTCTAATATCATCACGAGCCTTTACATATTTTTTCTGGACAATTAAATCACGTTCCCAGTCAAATTCTGGATATTCTAAAAAACCTGCCATTTTTCTCCTTTCTGCTAACTTTTTTCGTTCTTGATAAAAGTTGGCGATATATTTTTTCCGAGGTACCCCCTCCCGTTGCTAGACTCCCCCAAGGAATTGCTATTTGGTTTGACCGGGGGGCTTACCAACGTTCTTCATTATCAAATTTTTTCTTTTTGTAACCATGGAGCTTTTCAGGGTGTTCTTTATTATGACATGAATTACATAAACACTCTATGTTATCTAAGTCTAGAGCTTGTTCAGGATGATACCTGACTTCATTCTTATGATGGACCATCTCAGCTGGACTATACCGACCGTCTCGCTTACAGCGTTGACATTCGTTACTATCTTTCCTGCGTCTGACCTTACGAATGAGTCTCCATTCCTTTGTCCAGTAGAATTCTTTTACTCTATCTTCTGCAATCAGCAACTTCAAGTGTTCAAGAATTTCAGGAGTCATTAAGTTCATTTGTCTAGATAACCTTGTTCAGCTAGCCATTCCTCTGTTAAGATTTGTTGGATCTTAGCTAGAACCTCTGGATTTAGTTTACCAACATCTAAACCTAAACTGTCTAATAATTTAGTATTATGCTCTGTGGTCATAATCTGTCTCATCAAAGAAGTAAACATGGCAGCCACTTCATGATTCTTTAATCGGTTAATGATAATGACATCATAGATATATTGTTGAATATCATCTAGTGATTGTTTATGTTGTTCCAAGAACTTAAAAATGTCTTTATCCAGTTTTTTATTCACAACAATTTTCCTCGCTTTCTTTATTTTATTACTGGTAAATTCGATATATCTTATATTCTCTCTAATTCCATGCTTTAGTTAAACAGCCTATAATATAAGCTTTCTAAACCTACGCAGAAAATTAATTCAGTTATTACACGATATATTGAACTTAACTTTTCAAAATAAAAATCAAAGCGCAAACTTGCGCTGAAAGTCATCTAGTTCATCTTGTTTGATACCTATATATCGTAATGTAATCATAGGACTTGCATGATTAAATGTTTCCATCAAAGCAGCTACATCCTTAAATTGTTTGTAGTGATGATAGCCATAGGTCTTTCTCATAGAATGAGTACCAATATTATCAATCCCTAAGAAGTCAGCTGCTTCTTTGATAATGTTCCACACTTGACCAGAAGTAATAGGTTTGTTGTGGCCTTCCCTACTTTGGAAAATATAGTGGTGAAGTGGTTTGTCTTTGACATACTCTCTCATAGCATTCTTAAGAGGCTTTGTCATTCTGAATGTTCTTGTCTTGCCAGTCTTCTGTTCTTTAACTCTGATATGCCAACCCTGAACATCCTTGACTTTTAGTTGAATGATGTCACCAACTCGTAAACCAGAATTAATACCTGTTAAAAAAATCATATAGTTGCGATACCTGCGTTCATAACTCACAGCACTGTCATGTAACAAATAATCTTTCATTGCTTGTATATCGTCTTTATCACGAATTGGCTCAACTAAATTCAACACTCTCACCTCCAATCATATAGAAAAGCTAGCCAACATGGCTAGCCTTGTTTAAGTATTTCACAGTAACATATTATCAAATTAAAAGTGCAAATTAGGTAAAAGTGTGCAAAACTTTTGAAAGGTTTTTTACTCCTGAGTCTCGAATGTTATGAGCAGTTCTAACACTACAATTAAACTCAGCAGCAATCTCATTCCACGTATAACGATTTATATAAAACAGTCGAATAACATTTCTTTCTAGAGCATCATCCAAGTTATTAATAGCAGTAGTAAGAACTTGTCTTTCTTTGTACAATTTATTAATATCCTCATTAATGATTCTTGTATCATCTATAATTTTTATGTTTAAATCTTCATTACCATTACCTAATTTTTCAACTTTGGGCATATCTGAGTACTGTTGACCTTTTAAAATCTTAGATCTTAATTCTGCAATTTCTTGTCTCTTAGACATGATTTCAGTGTCAATCATTCTCAAGTTTTTCAGTCTTTTAATAATTTCTTGATTCAATCAATCAACCCCTAAAACTATTTTTATTTTTCAAATTCCTTCAAAAAAGCACTGAAAGCTCTTGTTAACTTATCAACAAATACAGATAGAGTTTGATAAATACTATCAGAAAAATCTTCAATATCTAAACCAACATTTTTCAAGTCCTGAATCATTTTTTCATATTCCATCTGTTTTTTAACTTCAGCTTGCTTAGCTTTCTTCTTCTTGATTCTTTTGTTCATCTTTGTTTCTCCAAATTTTTGTGATCGATTCAATAGAGCTGATAACCACGACTCCAATAATAACAGCAATAAATCCTGTTAAGTATGGATGTTGGGCCATGAAATCATAACCGTTCATTCTTTCTCCTATTCTAAAGTCTGCGTTAAATTGACCGTTTATCTTTAATAATATTCCTATCAAAGCCACAAGAACTTTGAGCAGCGGCAAAAATTAAGTTTACTAGTATATCTTCTTCAAGAGTAATAGTAATATGAGACATTTTTATCCTCCACATGACTTATATAACTGTTTTCTAGATTCTTTCCATTTGATTAACCTACCACACTCATCATTTTTCCAATCATTTGGAATACGAGCTGATGGATCCTGAACCTTGACAATTTTTTCTTTGACTACAATTTGAGGTTTTGTGTCCCATCCTGCAAGCCATGCTGGTTCAACGTTAAATGCCAATGCGATTTTCTCAATCTGTTTTAAACTTGGATTTGAATTTTGAGACTCATAGTTAGCTATCATATTTTTGTTAACGTGAGCTTTAGCAGCAAAAGCACTTTGAGTTAAGCCTAATGCTTGACGTAAGTATTTAATTCTTAGTTTCATCCGATTTTAACCCCATATTTTCTACGTGTAGCCATAGAGTAAAGCCCGTAACATTTCTTGATGATTCCCACAAACAGCACACCATTCTTTTACTTCTTTAGGACAATCATTACCGAAGATGTAAGTTAGATTTTTGAATTCCCTATCACATTTATCTAGCCAATCCGCCACAAACCGCGGGACTTCTGGTTTTTGTCGGTCTAGCAACTCTTCTTTTGTTTTAGCTTTAAACGATGATGCCGCCTCCTCGCCATCAAGCGTCCTGTAACGACGTTTGCAATAAAACTCATCTGGACCTATGTTTAAACCTTCTCGTTTAGCTGGTAAGTATAATACTTCGTTAATGTTCATTTTGTACCTCTGTTAAAAAATCATAAATATCAGTTTGAATTCCTTTTTCAAAAAAGACTGGTTTGAAATGTACTTAACATTTCTTCCTTCGCTCTCTTGTAAAAATCTTTTTTTATTTCAAAGCCATAAGCATTTCTATTCATTTCAATAGCAGCTCGAATAGTTGAGCCACTTCCAGCAACTGGATCAATAACAACGTCTTCAGGGTCTGTGAATATTTCAATTAATCGCTTTAAAACTGGTATTGGTTTTTGTGTTGGGTGGATAGTCGGATATGAGCTATCTTTTTCCCAAACCATGTGATTTAAAACCATTGAGCCGTTGTTATTGAATTTTGGCAATTTGTCACGATACAAAACAGTTGCCTCTTCAGTTGCGCCTACAATTTTCATATTAGCTTTTAACACTTGCGGACTTGATTTCTTTGTAAAATATAGTGGATAGGCATTATTGAAACCGTGTTTTTTACCGCATGCAATGACCAGCTCTCGCTGCTGCCAAGCGTGAAAAACAATCATTGCTGGCGCTTTTCCTTTTTCTTTTGGCTCTTTTTTTAATAACCGTGCACTGAAGTCAAAGAAGTTATTAATTTTGAAATCATTATCTGTATCAAAAAATGATTTTCCAGCCAGTTTTGATTCACCGTTTTTATTACTGCCTTTTTCATACCAGCGTGGATCACTTGCATAAGCATTGGTCCCTAAATTGTAAGGTATATCTGCAATAATTAATTGCGCTCTTGGTATGTTGTAACGTTTGGCATTCTCGAAATGGTCATTATACAATTCGAATTTCACAGCACTATCCCCCATTCCCAGTCAACTCAAATTTCATAAACGTCATCCAATGCGTAGTGCCTCTTTGCTGGCCAAAAAGTGGTTTAAATGGGATTGCTGACAAAACTTCTTTTACATTTATCTGGCAATCAGACCATTTAAAAACTAGTGTTCCGCCAACTTTTAGAACTCTCATGCATTCTTCAAAACCTTTTGAAATATCTTCTTTCCAATTGTCTTTATCAAGTTTCCCGTATTGTGCTTTCATAATTGAATTCTGGCCAACATGTTTCAAATGCGGTGGGTCAAAGACGACTAAGTTAAAAGTATTGTCTTCAAAAGGAATATCCCTGAAATCTCCAACTACGTCAGGAACAACATTTACATGTTTACCATGTATATCAAAAGTTTCTTGTCTAATATCCATAAAAGTGGTGTGTTCTTCATTTTTATCAAACCAAAACAAGCGACTTCCACAACAAGCATCTAAAATCTTGATGTCTGTCATTCTCATCCCCCATTCAACTTATTGATTTCTTTTTCGACGTTTGCTTTTGTCTGCTCGAGTTCTTCTAGTCGTTTAGCTTCTTTGGCTTTTTTTATGATTTGCAAAGAGTTTATTTCGGATATTAACTCTTTATTTGATTTAATATCTCTACGCATATTCCTGAAACTGTCAGACCAGTTATAGCTATCAAAACCGAGTTCTTCTCTCAATTCTTTACGCATTCTACGAAAATCATTTTTCATCGAATTAACAATTATTGCTTGATAGTAAAGTATGAAAAATCCCATTATAAAAATTACTACTGATAATACTATAATTCCAATCATTAAATAATCCATCCTCATCCTCCGTTGTGCGTAAGTTCCGCAATCCGCTTTGTCTGTCTAGCTCTATCCTCACTCGCACGCTTAAGCTGCTTTTGTGTCCTGCTTAGCTGAGCACGTAGTCCATTTATTTGCGGTTCGTAGTGGCTTTTAAGTGATATGCCAAGTCCTGATACGACGATCAGCATAATAGCCAAAAAAGTGATGATAATGTTCTTTTTGTTTATCGTACGGCGCTGTTCGTCCATTGTGTCGACTAAGTAGTCAAGTAGTTCTTGTTCTTCAATCATTCTTCCACACTTTCCAATAGGCTCTCTAATTTACGCACCAAAATATCTTTTCGAGTATCTAATTCATCTACATCTCGTTCTAATTCGTCAATTTCACATTGGTAATCGTCAATCAAAAGATCTATGTCATTGATTTCATCCTCTATTTCTTCAATTAATTCTTCTTTGGTCATGTTTCCACCTGTTCTAGCATCCATTAGTCTCGTTTATCAAGGTTAACAAGTAATAGCAATCCTTTGCTCCATAGTCAATTCTGATAGCTTCGCCACTCATGCTCTTTGCATATCGTGGATTTATGATTGCTGAGTTGACTCTGACATGTTCCTTGATGGCATCAACTGCATCTTGAACATTGTCAAAGTTACCAAGGGTAATGGGATAGAACCCATTAACAATATGTTGTAGTTTAAACATCAATACCTCCTATCTTCCATATCCTTCGGATAAGCAAAGCTATTTCCAGTCACACCCTCAAGAATCCGACTAGACAAAGCACCGTTGCCATAATTGTCAGCATACAATGCCTTAATCTCTTTGCTACTCAGGTTCGTGTTGATTATCGTGTTGCTCCGATTGTCCAAAATCTCATACAGAATCTGATGAGTCCACTCATTGTTCTGACTATCGCCTTTGCGACTCTCTTTCCCCAGATCGTCCAGAAAGAGGTAGTCCACCCTAGTCAGAAGCTCAATCATGTCAGCCTGTCTGTACCCATTGTCAACCTTGAAGCTTTCTTTTATTTTTGTAAAAAGGCTTACTAGTGAGATGAAAAGGACAGATTTTGGTGATTCGTAGGCTTTAAATTGTTCGTTCATGAATTTTGCCAAGCCGTAAGTCAGATGACTCTTACCGACACCAGATGGACCAGTAATAATAGCATTGCCTGTTCTATCCTGTCGGTAGAACTGTTCCATTCGCTTAGCGTAGTTGATAGCTTGCAGGTCAATATCATTCTTTATTTCATAGTTCTCAAGACTCTTAGCCCTCAGCTTATCTGATACCAGACTATCTCTTTCAAAGACAGCATAGGTATCGGCAAGCTTGCTATTGACCTCAGACTCAGCATTGAGCTTTTTCTCAAAAATCCCAATCGCTGCCTTTGTGCACTCTGGACACTGCTTGAGCTGTTCCAGTTTACCTTTGATGGGTACTAGTGTCATCCATAACTGACAGCCATGCACCTCACAAGTCTCATCTAACAATTCCTTTGTTTGAAATTTCATCAGAATCCCAACCTTTCATCTACTGCACTAGCTAATAACTGTGGCCGTCTTGGCAATGTTGTATTCAGATAGTTGTCCATCTTGTTCCCGAATAGAGTCTGAGGCTGTAGATATTGCTCATACTCTGTTCCAATCCATCTAGCAGACATGACATCCACCACCTTCTTGAAATCTTCCAACGTGTATCCGTCTTTGAGACGTGCTTTGATGAATTTATGATGACTAGCAGTATCAACCTTGAAATTCTTATTAGCTTTCAAGTTTAGATAAGAGATGACTTCCCTACAAATCAACAATTTATTATTGTTATTCTCAGTCTTAGTATTCTCAGTCTTGATTGTGTGTACTTTTTGCACTTCCGAAAGTGTATTTTCTACACTTCCAAGGTGTACTTTTTGCACTTCCTGAAATGTATTTTCTACACTTCCATTAAGAGCCTCAAGATAAATACGGTTTGGCAAGTTCATTCCTTGCCTGACTTCTGTCATTAGACCTGCGTCTTTCAATTCCTTTTTGATTTTGATGATCGTCTTGTTGCTATTGCAATTTAAGTCAATCATCAGCTGGTCATTTGTGTAATATTGGAAGACATTTCCTTCTTTATCATGCCAGCCATTTTTTAAAGATAGTTCTAACCTATCAAAGAGAAGCATATAGAGCATTTTAGCGTTATTGCTCAATACCTTATATTTTTCATCATAGATGAATGGCTTTGGAAATTTAAAGAAGGCCAGAAATCCTGTGACTTCACTCTTTTTAATCATGTTTTTCCTCCCTTACACTAGAAAATTTAGTGTACTCTTTATGAAAATATAGGTTAACAGTGCCAAGACTGCCATGCCTATTTTTCTTGATAATCAACTCAGTCAGATTACTTTCTGGCTGTTCGTCAGATTTGTCAGTATAGTAATCATCACGGTATAAAAAGGCAACAATATCAGCATCTTGCTCAATGCTTCCTGACTCCCTTAAATCTGACATGATAGGTCTCTTGTCCTGCCTTTGCTCAACGCTGCGTGATAGTTGACTAAGAGCAATGACAGGCACTTTTAATTCTTTTGCGAGAATTTTAAGTTGTCTTGAAATCTCTGACACCTCTTGCTGTCTATTGTCTGAACGTGACCCTTGTATTAACTGAAGATAGTCAATGACAATGAGTCCTAAACCATCATTTTCTTGCGATAGTCTTCTGGCTCTTGCTCTAATGTCAGTAATTTTGACCCCAGCTGTATCATCGATGAAAATAGGTGCTTCAGCAAGCTCTCCTTGCACATAGATAAGCCTTTGCCATTCCTCAACAGTTAATTGACCAGTCCTGATGTGATGACTCTCAATAGTTCCCTCGCTAGCAAGCATACGCTCAACTAGACTTTCGGCACCCATCTCAAGAGAGAAGACGGCCACAGCCTTATTAGACTTAGTTGCCACATTCTGAGCGATATTAAGAGCAAATGCCGTCTTACCCATGGCAGGTCTAGCTGCTAAGATAATTAATTGGTCTGTGTGTAATCCCGTTGTTAACTTGTCAAAGTCATAGAATCCTGTGGCAATACCTGTAATCTGAGTATTATTGTTTGATCGCTCTTCAATTTTTTGATAGTTTTCTCCTAGCACGTCATGGATAGGTCTAAAACTACTCTTATTACTAGATTGACTAACCTCTATTAATGACCGCTCAGTTTTTGCTATAATCTCGTCAATATCCATGTTCTCGTCATAGGCATTGCCAATAGAATCAGAAAGGTTGTCAATGATAGATCTAAGTTGTGCTTTTTTTGCCACAATCTTTGCATAATGCTCAGCGTGAGCGCTTGTTGGCACTGCATTGACTACCTCTAATAGATAGGTTATTCCGCCAATAGCAACAAGATTGTCTTGACTTTCTAGCACTGATTTAACTGTGACGACATCAATAGGCTCAGCATTGCTAGAAATACTTAGCATGGCCTTGAATAATATTCTGTGTGCTGGTTTATAGAAATCATCTGGTTTCAGATACTCAGCTACCTCAATGATTTTTTCAGGATTGATAAAGATGGACCCAAGAACTGCCTGCTCTGTCTGAATATCATGAGGCAATATTTTAAAATCTTCCATAGCTGCTTCCTTCGTGATGCTCAATCTGCATTACTCTTCCGTATCGCTCAGCGACAATATCATCTCTTGATTTTGTTAGCGACTTCGGTTGTTCTTCGCTGTCATCTCTACATAAAAATGCTATTAAAAATAGAATTACTAGAAAGATAACTGCGCTTAGTGGATTTTCTGTCATGTTTTTCCTCTACTCTGCTTAGATTTTTTTCATTTTTTCCATTTCCTTTTTCCAGTCTTGAGTTCCTCTATATTTCAAATAAGAATCAAAACCTTTGATAGTTACTAACTGCCCACCATCTCTCAGATGTTCCTGTTGGCTCGGTAATTTTTGCATCTCACGACGACGTTCTGTAGCCTGTCTCTTGCTATATCCAAATATATGAGCTAACTCTTCATCACAAGCTGAAATTTTTTCAATAATCACATCACGAATACGAATAACTTCCATTGCTTCCATAGCCAAAACCTCCGTTTCATGCTATAATTCAAGTAAATATTATTTATTTTGAGCCTGATTGCCGTCAGGCTTTTTTGCTTCTTTCCAGTAATCGTCTAAGTTGACCGACATCACCGCAGATAGATTTTTCTGCTCGGTTAGGATTTGTCTGCGATACGGTGCAAGCCCGTCGTTTCGCTCCTCCTCTGTCCGTGGCAGATAATAACCGCTTGGCCGTTTTTTCTTGGCCACAATGGGATGCCGATAAGTCACCCTTAGATTTTCAATGATTTCTTCAAGTGTTCGCTTACTCAGTCCAAAATGAGTTCTCAGCTCACTTGCCTGGATAGGAAGGTCATAGCTAGCACTATTTCTGATAGCATTGAGCACGTTGATTTCCATGATGGTCATGTCTCGGATATTATTCATACTTGTTTCTTCCTTAATCTTCCCAAAGCTAGGACAGTCTCCCAAATATCTAGTCCTTCAAGACTATCTATCATCAGTTGACTAAGCTGGTGATTTTTCTTTTGCCAATTTGAAATAATTTTAGCTGTCATTTCACATCCCCTCCCAAGGATTATTAATACCTAATACGGCAGCGACATTTGCCTTTACATTACTACTGCCTTTTCCGTATGTCAGTAAGTCAGATATAACAGACTTAGTCACATTTACGCCGTTTGCTAGCTGTGTCTGTGTCATATCTAGCTCAATTAAACGTACTTTGACTTGAGCTTTAATTGCTTTTAACTCTTTACTCATAATTGCCTTTCTATGTTTTTTAAAGAAGATGATGATTTTGAGTTAGTTGCTATCAACTGATGCAACATCACCTTCAAAATGGAATGTTTGAAGTTCGTGAGCAAGTTCTTCTAGCTCACGAGCTTTTTTGTTAAATTCTTTACTAAGTTCAACAAATTTGTCTATATTAGTAACTTTTACAGTTACAGTCATTGAGCCAATTCCCATTTGTCTTTCCTCCTTTTTAAAAAATTAACTAAAAAGTTAGCGAACTTATTGACATTTATAAATAAATTTATTAAAATCAAACCATAGAGAAAAGACCTACTAAAATGTAAGTTATTCCCTTAGAAAACGGACGCCAATCAGTTTTCTATGTTTTATTTTTTTAGTTGTCTTGTTCGCTAACTACTTAGCTTACAAATGATATTGTAGTAAATTTATTAATAACTGTCAACAGTTTTGTAGTAAATTTATTAAATATTTTTTGTCATGCCTTAGAAAGGTTGATAAATCAATGTTTTTTACGTTTGAGAAAATCAAGGAATTGGCTGACAAACAAGGTATTTCACTAAATCAACTTGAGGAAAAACTTGGTTTTAGTAGAAATACTATCTACAACATGAAGAAATCTACACCTAATGTTGAGCGAGTTTCAAGAATTGCAGATTACTTCAATGTCAGCACCGACTACCTACTTGGTAGGACAGATAATCCAAAGATTGCATCTAATAAAGATAGTAATACCGTTGACTTAAGGAAAGCCGTAGCTGGTTCAATGGCTTTTGATGGAAAGCCTCTAACAGAGGATGAAATTAATTATTTAGCAGATGTCTTCGAAGCTCAATTAAAAATGAAAAAGTAGGATAATGTTATGTCAGCAGAGGAATTATGCAAATCGCACGGAATACCAATATGCTATTTTGAGGGGGATGTCATTGAGAGAAATGGATTTTATAATCCGCAATTCAATGCTATCGCTATTAACTCAAGACTTTATGGAATCCATAAAGATAAAGTTATTTATCACGAATTCGGTCATAAAGATCATACTGAAAACTATTATAAATTAAATAAAGAAAAAGCAGAGCTACAAGCTGATAGGTGTATGATACATCATCTCTTAAAAGAAGAATTATCTTTATGGGATGACTTAGAAAATTTTAATTACACTCATTTTATGGAAAAGTACGAACTGACCTCGCTTGCTGACGAGTCTATGGTTATTGAAGAATTTTATAATTTAGTTGGATAAAGGGGATTTATATGAAGAAAACAATTTTAACATCACTTACTCTATTTTCAACCCTCTTACTTGTTGCCTGTTCATCTGATAAAGTTACTAAAAGTAAAACTGAAATCAATAGTGATAAATCTACTAAAACAGTTGAAAAACCTAAAAATAAAGTGGATAATAGCAAATACGATTCCGTTGTGAGTAAACTTAACAATGAATTAAATCAAGATAATTCAACTAAAATGGAATCAAAGATTGAAAATAACGTTGTTGAAGGCGACTATCCGAATGGTCATACTGTAATTAGACTACTCGTAAAAGATGATGCCAAAAAAATGTTTTCTGAAATGTTAGATGCTGAAGATGCTAATACGGCTACCGCTGATCAGAAAAATGCCCTTAATATGCTAAGAATGTCTATCTCACAAATTGCGAAAGAATTACCAGATGATACAACAACTATTGATTTTGGATATGAAATGTCAGCAGATAATTACCGCTTAATTGCAAAATCTTCAAAAATTAAAGATATTATACCTATTGGTGATTTAGTTATGGAATAAAATAAAAAAGCCCTACGCTCAAATTTTGGTCGAGGAGAGCGCAAGGCGAATCATGTATAGTAAAAACCTGCTTTGCAGTAGGTCTCTTTACTGTACCCATTTTAACAGGAAATGAGGTAAAAATCAATGTGGATAGAAGAACAAAGTAATGGAAAATTGCGATATGTAGAGCGTTACAAAGAGCATTATACAGGAAAATATAAAAGAGCCTATGAACTTATCGAAAGAGATACACCGCAGGGAAGGAAAAAAGCTGCTACGGCTCTACGATTGAAAATAGAAAAACTGGTTCATATCAGACCCAAAAAAGAAAAAGTTACCTTTGGAGAGGTCTATCAAAACTTTTATAGTTCATGGTCATTAGGTGTCAAACAATCCACCATTTATTCTACTAAAAATATTGATAGGATAATTCTTAAGAAAATTCCGAATGACTATCTCATTAGTAAAATTGACCGCCGATTTTTACAGAAAATATTTGACGATCTTTTGTCAGAAGGACGCTCACATAACTACGTTAAAAAGGTAAAATGGAAATTGAACCGAATCTTCAAGTACGCTCTTCGTATGGACTACATCGATGTCAATGAGATGATCCATGTTGAACTACCAAAAGAAATTCTGACGGCTGAACAAGCAAAGAAAAAGAAAGAAAAATTCCTAGATCAGAAAGAATTTAAACTATTCGCTCAAAATTTACGAGAGGAAGTTTATAGAGATTATCGTGTTAAGAAGTATTTACGTATTGCTATTGTACTTTATTTAACAGGTATGCGTTATGGTGAGCTTGCTGGATTAAATATATCCAAAGACATAGACTTTAAGAAAAAGACAATTCACATTCAACATACATTTAATTTCCGTACAAAACAAAGAACAACACCTAAAACCAAAGGTTCTGATAGAATCATTGAGGTTTCTGACACTGTCTTGAAGAATATCCAAGAACAGTTAGCTGAAAACATCCGAGCTGGTTTTGAGACAGACTATCTTTTCATTAATACTCTTGGCTATCCAACAACTCCCGAGCGTGTCATAGGAGCATTTAAGCGCCACGGACAAAAAGCTGGGATTGAAAAAAATATTACCACTCATATTTTTAGACACTCACATATCTCATTACTAGCCGAAATCGGTATTCCTCTACCTGCTATTATGGAACGTGTAGGTCACTCTGATTCTAAAACTACATTAGAAGTATATAGCCATGTTACTTTACAGATGACAACGAATCTAGCTAAAAAACTCAACGAAGTTAAACTTTTTTAAAGTTGCCCCTAATTTGCCCCTATTTCACTAAAATACCACAGATAAACCCTTTGAAAGCTTGATTTCAAAGGGTTTTCTAAATGTACAAAAAAAGAGCACACACCCGAAAATCGCTTAGGGCTGCTGGATTCCTCCCCTGACCCACTTCACGCACAAGTGTTGCTCCGTCTATTATTATATCATATTACGGACAGTTTGCAAGTTTTCCAACTAAGTAAAATCACTTTCAAGTGAGAATAGCTTCATTTTGGGACAAGATGGACTGAATACCTAGAAAAATCATGACCCTTTCCAAACACGATTTTGCTTTTTGAAAATCTTTCCCTCTCCCCATTCCAGCTATTCTCTATGTTATAATAAGATTATTAGATTAGAATGGGAGTTATGATGAAACAAAAGATTAAAATCTTAACAGTAATTGGCCTTATGACAGTTGGTATGTCTGCGTGTCACAACACTAGCAAACCTTCTAATACCGATTCTGTTTTTTCTTTAACCGGAAAAAAGCGCCAACAAATCGTCAAACAAGTAAGACAACGGTATTATTTCCAACAATTATCCAAAACCGAACAAGAAAATTACCTCACTTTATACGATAGTCTAGCACAGTTTCGTGAAATCATCAGTTTGACGCCGACTTCTAAAAAAAGCTTAATTAAAACAATTGACGCCTTTGTGATGGATAATCCCGAATTTTACTGGATTACATCTGCCGATTATCGATTTGAGTTTTCTGATCAAACGGTCTTTGTCACCTTTCCTATCCCAGAAGATGCCAAGAACGTTTATCAAGACTTGCAAGCAATCGGTAATGATATCGTCGCAAACACGCCATCAAAGGATCGCTATGAGCAGGTCAAATATTTTTATGAGGTCATCATTCGAGACACAGACTACAATAAAAAAGCCTTTGAAGCCTATCAATCAGGCAGTCAAGCCCAGGTCGCTTCTAATCAAGACATTAAAAGTGTTTTTATTGATCATTTATCTGTTTGTAATGGCTATGCCCAAGCCTTTCAGTTTCTTTGTCAAAAAGCTGGCATTCCAGTCGCCTATATCCGTGGAACTGGTACATCTCAGCAACCTCAGCAATCTTTTGCACATGCATGGAATGCTGTTCAAATTAATAACACTTATTATGGCGTTGATGTCACTTGGGGTGACCCTGTTTTTGATAACCATCTCTCACATCAAAAGCAAGGAACTATCAATTACAGTTTTCTATGCCTGCCAGATTATCTAATGGCCTTATCACATCAGCCAAGCAAAGACATTGCTTTTAATACTAAAGAACGTTTTGAAAATGTTTGGACTATACCTTCTTGTACAGATGATTCTTTGCTTTATTCTAAACGTCATCAAAGCTATATCTCAACGTTTGACAGTGACGCCATCCTTGCAAGCCTTGAAAATCAGTTGTTAAATAGACAAGAGCCACTGTCTCTACAATTTGCTCATCAAGATGATTATCAACAGATGGTAACTGATTTAACGACGAATCAAACAGGTTATCATAACCTTTTCAATCAGTATTGGAATAATTATACGGGCTTTACCTATGGACTCTTACCAGAGACTCTTAGTATTTCAATTGCTAGTAGGAACTAG